GTTACCCATTCTCATCATAAGGTCACCGTCAGAATCCATTGCTGATTATTCCGGGCGATCAGCCCATGCGCTGAAGCGCGTTCAGCGCACGGGAATCGCCGTTCAGCAAAGTTCGGCCGCAGTTCAGCCCAGGCCGTTAGGCATGGGATAAATACTGCCGCATGTTTACATCGCCAGTTTCCACCCACGTGGTGTTGTGCGCGAAGCGTTCTACGATGGATTCGGCATAAGTTCCACCGCGAAGGCGCTTCACCCAGTCCTCGCGCTTGTAAAGCGTGCAAAAGATCGTGGACGTACTGTCAAAACGCCGCTCCGTCAGTTCCAGAAGGAATTCGACATCTGCCTTGGACAGTTCTGGCATCAGCCATTCGTCCAGGACGAGCACCTTGAAAGCTGCATACTTGTTCAACACTTTGTTCTTTCCGCCGGGAAGCACTGACTTCTCAGCGTATTCTTCCAGGAGATCCGGGAGCCGGATGTATCTGGTCTTATGCTGGTTTCGACAGGCTTCTTTTGCCATTGCACAGCCAAGGAAGGTCTTGCCGGAGCTGGGATATCCCTGGAATACGATGCTTCGGCAGTCGTCGACGAACCGGCAGCTGGCTAGGTCGGCGATAATGCCCCGGTTCAGGGGACGCTTGTCGATATACAGGATGTCATGGATATCGGCTTTCGGAAGGCGGAATTTCGCGTTCTTGATCAGCCTCCGTACCTTGTCGTTGTATTTCCTCTGATAGACACCGTCTGTCAGCAGCTGGAAACGGTCGTCAAACGGAAGTGCCAGCGTCTGCGGATCCTGCTGTTGTATTTCGAGTTCCTCTATGAATTCGCCGACATTCAGAATGCGGAGCTTTCTTCTGGTCTCATCATTCAGCATCAGAATCGCCTCCCTTCCGGTAGTAGTCGCTGCCGCGCAGATAACCCATGGAGGAGTCATCGGTGGAGGATCCGGATTCCTGCAGCTCTTTGTAAGTAATGTCTTGATTTGCCGTCAGGATTGCTTTAAGGTGGTGGTAACGGGGCACCTTAATCCCCCTGCTGATAGCAAGCTCACAGGCGGTTTCCAGACGGGCATCTGTATACGTCCTGCTAAGGCGGAGAACAGCGAGACAGGGATTATAGCCCTGTTCTTTTATGCTGACACTGCCGAAGATCCGGTCGATGACCTGCCGGGTAGACTTCCCGACAGAGCTCGCCCAGTTCCGGATCCGCTCGTCGTCCCATTGGACGATGTTTCGGAACGTCGGCGGCATATCTTCCGGATGTGTTGAGTACTTGTTCTTCATGTAGTCCGGAAATCGGTTGTGTGTTGTCAGGCGCTCTCCTTTGTAATAGAGCTCCACAAAACGGTCTGTGACCTTCAAATCCACCTTCTTTTTCGCGTACTGATACGGGCAGGAATACCGGTTCTTCTTGTATACGACATGAAAGTCGAGGTTTACAGCCCGGTCATAAACCCACTCGGCGATTTCGTAAGGGACATCCGGGAGCGGACGGAGGAATTCCTTTTCTTCCTGAAGCACCTCATAACGGCTGCCGTCACGCTTCTGGAAAGCCTCATGGTTGAACTTATAGAGCTTGTCCGCAACTCCTTTCCTGAGTTCCGCGAAGGAGTAGTACACGTCATTCCTGCATCGGGCGATGATGGCGGTGGCGATCTTACCGACTGTGCCTTCTACTGAGGGCTTCTGCTTCGGCTTCCTGACGCCAGCGGGCATGATCGCCGTCATGTAATGCGAACCCAGGGCCGCATAATCATCAGTCAGGATGATCTCTCCTTCCTTGGGATGAGATACGACACCGGTCTTAAGGTTGTCGCACACGGTCCGTACCGGAGCGCCGCCAAAGTATTCATACATGCGGATATGGCATCGGATAAAGGTGTCCATCTTCATGTCCAGGCACGGTTCGACGTAAGAATACTGGCTGTAGGGGAGCGTCCCGACGAACAGGTAGACCGTGATCAGTTCGCCAGTACTCATGTCTACGTAGTGCATGGTTGGACCGGACCAGTCGACTTCCGCTCGCTCTCCGGGCTTGTGTTCGAGATGGTTGGTGAGGCGGTTTGCGATGGTGAATTCGGCATACCCTTCGTTGAACTTTGTCTTGCCCATGGGGATCTCGCCGTTACGTTCGCAGCGTTCGACGTATTCCTCATGGAGAAGCTTGAGGGTGACACCTACGCGTTTCAGTTCCTGATGTACGTGCTCGTAGTCAGGATCACCGTACATGGTCTCGTTCGCGAACTTTTCCGGATAGAAGATGCGATAGACCTCTGTTTCCTCAAGGGCGCGGACATCGTCGTAACGGATGCCCTTCTCGTCAGCGATGTTGAAGACTTCACTGACGGAATGCCTTGAGATGTGTCTGGTAGATGCGATCGTACTTCGTGACAATCCGGCATCCCGAAGCTCCATGATGAGCTTCACGTTGATTTTTCTGGCCATTCTTCTGGCCTCCCTTCGTTAGATTTGGAGCGATGCTCCTGGTGTAATTCTAACGAAGGAAAAAGCAAAAAAGAACAAGCGTTAACAGGTGTGCTGATCAGCGGCCAGCATGGGCTGAACCGCGGATCGTGTCGAATGGGCTGAAGCGCGGTCAAGCTGCGCTAAACTGCGGCCGGGGTGGGCCAGAGGCCCGGAATAATCAATATATTCTTCCAAGAGCGACGGACTTTTACTCAAGGCATCGAGCAGCTGAGCAGCTTTTTTCCATATCGGATACTGAAGACAAAAGTGTTTCAGCTCATAGTATCGGTGCCGGTCAATCCAATATTTACTGCTCTTAGATAGCTCCGGACGTATGACCGTGCTCATACTACCGCTCTCCTTTCCAAACATACCCGGTGTCCTCCCACAATTTCCTCGGAGAAATATAATAGGCGATTCTGCCTTTCCTAGAGTCCATCTCCTCGATATAAGGTGGTACCGGTTTGTTGTCCCTTGTGGCAATCCCAATTGGGAGCCATTTGCACAGAATCCCCGCCCGCACCCAACATGAGTCTCTGCCATAAACCTTGGCAGCGATGTGTACAGGTACGGAGCCTGGAGGGAACTCAATACTCTCGACAGGACCTTCGCATAGTTCAAATTTTTGTACATCCATAATGGTTTTTCTCCTTTCTGACACCATTCTAGAATACGTTCTGCGTTTTCTCAAAACAATGTGAGTGGAAAATGCAGAAAAAAAATAAAAGGTCTTGAATCTTACGACTCAGACCTCTTTTTGCCCGTGCACGAGCTATTTCCTCCTTTCACAATAGAGGATGTAAATTTTGCGCAAAAAGAAAGAGCCCTTGTTCAGAGCTCGATCTTTCTTGAAAAATCACATTTTATAAAGGAACACCTTGTCGCCACGCCTACATACCTTAACTGAATATCCAGACCGTCTTATGGCGTTATGAAAGCACCCAGCACAGCTCTTACTGGAACTATAATCGTGTTCGTTAAAGTCTACATTCACAACTTTAGCTTCACCATTTATAAATTCTTCAATGAGCTTCTGCAAATCATGCTTCGCACACCTTCCCGGTATATGTTCTGTCGGTACGAGTTTCATTCTACAATTCCTCCTTGATACTTATGGATTTCTCCATAAAAGGAGACGCAATTTGTGCGAAGCCAACCATCGACGCATTGTCATCTCACAGGGATAATCTTCATAGCCGAGGGTTTCACAGGTTATAAGCCCCTCCAGGACGCCCTGTATGACGTCTTTCTCATATTGCTTATACGGACATATGTATTGAGGAATCTCTCTGTGTAGGCCCCCACATTCGGTACAGCGGAGGCGTCTTATAGAAACACGTTTTGTTTTGCGGCCTTTCGTACGTACAATACGCAGAACCTTATCATATGGTTTTAATTTTCCTCCGCACGTAGGACAGGTTGATGTGCTGCTGCTTATCATACCGATGCTCTTATCTAGATTCAACTTTGTGTAGGAGTTGACAATTCCTACATCATCTTATATGATATTCAACAAGAAATCAACCAATGAAAAGATGTGAAATTTTTTTGTGACTAAAGAGCAAATGAGAATATGCGATACAATAGTCAGACATGAAACACTAGGTTTGGTGTTAGAAAAGGCAGACATCTCAGACTATTACGCTTTACAGGAGAAGTTCAGACCGGGTTTGCTTGATTTCTCCGATTACGATTTTACAGACGACACAAGAGTCATTCTAAGCGACGAACTCTTGGATGACTACGAACGTCAAAAGAGTGAAGAATTTTACCGTCGTTGGCCGCTTATAATATCTATTATCGCAATCATTATATCATTTCTCGGAAGCATTGGCTCAGACTCTCTTCTCGGTTGCCTTATAGGAAAAATTTTTGAATAAGTGAAAGCAACGATATTATCAGAGCAAATATCGAAAGTCCCAAATTCAGTCGATAAGAATGCATTCGCTCAGCGTGTTCTATTTTTTTCAGTTCATCCTGCGTCATTCTTCGTACACCTGCCTTCTCTAGCTGCCTAAGCCTCCTTAGCTGGCTTTTTTCTTCTTCATCTAAAAATAGTTTCATTCTGCATACCTCTTTTATAAAAAAGAAGAGCCCTTGTCAGGACCCTTCTTCGCTTTCGTCTTTGCTATTTCTATTTTTTCTGATCTTCTCTTTAATCTCGTTTGCGCACATAAAACTAATTGCACCGATGATTGCCGCTGCTAGTATTCGCCTACGTTCGCCCTTTTGATATCCTCCAATAGCCGCGCCCGCCGCAATACTGCAAGCATACACCAACTCTTCACCATGTCCTTTTAGCACCATTTCATCTAATTTTTTCATCAGAATTTTTTCATCAGTCATAGCAATGACCTCCTTCATAAGAGGCGTTGCAATTATTGCGGAGGTAGCGATATGAGAAAGAAACTTTATGGAACGGCCAAATATCTAAATAAAGTCTACACTCTAAACGGAGGAGAGATAAACCACGAAGACAAAATTGAAACAAAAGGTATTATTAAACTTGGTCTCATCATCGCCGGAGCTTTACAACTAAAGAAGCTGGCGTATAAGATAGAGAACACCGAGACCAAAGCCAGTAAAATCATGAAAAATAAAAGGTGAAAATAATGCTCATAAAATGCCATGAGTGTGAACTGCAAGTAAGCGATAAGGCTTTGTCATGCCCACACTGCGGATACCCGTTGCAAGATGGTGCGCCGGCTCGGAAGCCAAGGAGCAAAAACAACAAGAGAAAACGGCTGCCAAACGGATTCGGACAAATCAGTAAAATAAAAAACCGTAACCTAAAAAACCCTTTTCGGGTTATGGTTACGGTTGGCAAAGATGAAAAAGGTAAACCCATATCTAAGCTATTAAAGCCTGATGCATTTTTTCCTACATATAACGATGCGTACAACGCGCTTGTAGAATATCATAAAAACCCATATGACCTGGACTTAGCTCTTACCATGAGCGAGCTGTTTGCTAAGTGGAGCGAAGATCATAAAAAGAAACTTAAAAATCCTGAAAGCTTTCGAAACATGGAAATGTGTTGGAGATATTGTTCCGCCATATACAGCATGCGTGCTATGGACGTTCGACCTCGTCATATCAAAGGTTGTATGGAAGATGGAACATGCATAGTGAAAGGTATAGAGCGCCACACAACGCCAAGTCTCAAACTAAAAATCAAGTCAATGTTCAACGTCATGTTTGACTATGCGCTGGAATATGAAATCGTAGATAAAAACTATGCCAGGACGTTCAACGTGTCTGACGAGGTCATAAAAGAAAACGAAGACTCACAGAAAGACGCCCATATCCCTTACACCGAAGAAGAAATGGAAACCCTGTGGAACAACATAGACCGTTTTCCGACAATTGAGACAATCCTTATACAGTGCTATTCTGGATGGCGGCCTCAAGAGCTTGGATTGATAAGGCTCGAAAATGTCGACTTGGAAAATGGAACATTTTCTGGCGGAATGAAAACGGATGCCGGTATAGACCGAATCGTTCCAATCCACTCCAAAATTTTAGACCTTGTAAAAAAGAAATACGACGAAGCAGTCGAGCTGCATAGTGAATATCTGTTAAATGCCACGGGAAAATTCACTAAGAGCAACGACTTGATGCTGACGTATGACAAATTTAAAAGCCGATACTATACAGTTCGAGACAACCTTCATCTAAATCCCGCACACAAGCCTCACGATGGTAGAAAGCACTTTATAACAATGGCGAAGAAATATAAAGTCGATGAGTACGCCATCAAGTACATGGTCGGTCATGAGATAAGTGACCTCACCGAAAGAATATACACCAAACGTGAAATTTCTTGGCTAAAAGAAGAGATAGAAAAAATAAAATAGAGTGTAGGAATATAGTGTAGAAGTAGTGTAGGAGTAATGTAGGAGTTGCACAAAATCTCCTACATTTTCCTACACTACCCTACTTCTGCTCAAAAACTCAACCCTTGATTTTACTGGCTTTTTCTGCACGATTCAGAATTTTCTCGTAACCGCCGCTTCCATATTGGATACGGAAAGTCTAGCTATATAGCGACATTTTGCGCAAAAGTGTAGAAGTAGTGTGCGAGTGTTCCACGCTTTTGTCACTCCAGTAAAAATTTATCAAGTTTTATAGCTTGCCCTTTATATGTAATAATATTACATTACAATGGCTTTTTCTCAGGCGGTTTATTTTTTGCTCATAGCCAAGCTGGCCTTATTATACTGTGCCGAACTGATTCCAAGGAGGACCCCCAAGAAAGTATCAACGGCAGTAATTGTGCCTACGATCTGCTCTCCGTAGGGCAGTCCCCAAATGCCAGCTAGTGCGAAGTACAATGTACCAATAGCCGGAAGAAAATACTGTGCAATCCACTTAAGGATGTCATACACTTTATTTGTCATTTTCATAACTATACCTCCTACCTATTTTCCAAAATTGTAATACGGGTTTCATGATCTCCGATACGTTCATCTTGCTCATCGTTATGCTTCCATAAGCGACGATGGCTTTCTTTTGCGTCCATTTTTTGAGCGGCTAACTCTTTTTCAAGTCGATCCAAAATCACATTCGAACGAGCTATATTGCCGTTCAGTCTAATGATTGGAGCCCCAACGGTCACGAACAAACCAACTAAAGCAACGATTACACCTACTACTGTCCATTCCACTGTCTTCACACCTCCGCGACGTATGCTTTAACGTCAGCGAGGCGTTTTTCGACAGCATTTTTTTCGGCAGTCATATCGGCCAGTTTTTTCTCAAGCTCGGATGTGTCAACATGCGGAGCCTGCGCCATACATGCCGCAATGGCGTCCCCAGCAGAAAGAGATACAATCTTGCTTCGATCTTCCAGAACAACAGCATATCGCTTCTTATCTCCAGCCTGAATGCGCACCCAATGATACACTCCATCCGTGCCAACATCGCTCTGAATCGGGTAGAACGCCCCTTTCACGAGCCTTCCGTTATTAAAAGTACGGTCGACAGAATTTACGTTTGCCTCGGTGAATACTTCACAACGTTCACTTGTGACTTCCAGAAATTCCATATCGTTCTCCTCCTTTTTTACATCTCGTTTCCAAGAGTAGCCGCCATCTTTCAGGATCTGGACATCTCCGCCAACCCACAGGGCGTCCCAAATATTCACCTGATTTGGAGTACAGTAGGTACCAGCTCCATTTTGAACCTGATAAGCGATATTCCGGCCTCGGCTCGCTTCAATGTGAAGATGTGCGCCAAAACGGTTCGGACGGCCACCACCAAATCCACCTTCATCACCGATTTTCTCGCCCTGACGTACAATTTGGCCTGTTTTTACGTCCAAAACGTCATCGTGCATGAACGTGAGTGTCATATAGTCGACAACACCATTGGCGAATTCGACCGGCTCCAAGGATTCTAAGTATGACTCGTGAGAGGAATCCTTACGGACACGCACAAACTTGCCCGTAAAAGGAGCGTAAATCGGGTCTTTTCCGGTATCCTTTCCGCCGAAGTCCATCGCCTTACTGCCTGCGTGGCTTCCTACATTGGGGCCCTGCGTTACACG